TATTCAGCTTCAGTGAGATGGCAGAATCCTTCCATAGAATCTTAGGTACTGGAAGCCAGAGCCTCAACTACATAGTCAGTAGTAGCGAGAATAACACTAGCGGTATGAAGGGCCTTCTCATGCGAGGAGGCGCTATGCTAGGAGGAGTAATGCGCTCTACTAAGGCGCGCCTCCAGGGCAATAACTTATTTATGGGTATAGGGCCCATAGCAACTACTAATCTAGCTGCAGAGTATAAAGAACTCATGAAGTTAGAGAGACAGATGTTAGTAGAGAACCTACTGACATGGGAGGTAGGCATTAACGGACAAGGTAGTCGTCAGATAGGTAATGTACAAACTCTGGAGCAGCGCCAGTTAGTTGCTAAGTTTGTAGATCAGCTGATAGTCTACAATCAGGCCATACAGAGTAGTCCTCACTATCAGCAGGCAGTACAACGGGCAGCGGGGGCCACGGCAGCTCAAGAGGATCTATTCAGGTTAATATCAGGGCGTAATAGTCGCTTCCTGACCTCATCGTTCTTCCGCAATAAGGGTATTATAGGCGCCTCTGTATTAGCTCTTATGAACGTACAGACTGGCCTAGCTAATATACTAGATGCCAGTGGGCCTAGTTTCCTGCGTTCTATTAACCTACAGTTCGGTGCTGTCGACGTAGAAGAGGTGCGCTACAATAACCGCAATCTAGTACTCGAAGGCCCCGTCATGGGAGCTGCTTATACAGCACTAGCAGTAGCTGGGGGTTATGTAGGTAGTGAGGTATTCGGCAGTATGGCTATTAACCGGTATAGTCTCAGCGATGAGTTGTATGCCAGTGGCAACAGTCGTCTAATATCCGCAGAGGCGGAGGGGGTACTGAAGCGAGGCACTCTAGTCAAGAAGGGTAATAGATTCATGACGTGGGGTCTAACTACAGCAGCGCTACTATGGGCCCCCCGCATCATAACTGGTGTAGGTAACTTTATAATGAATACCTTCAACCATATAACAGGACAAGAGGGGCAGGTACTAGACGAGAACTACGCAACAGTAGGTAGTCTCCAGGCATGGAAACAATCAGTACTCAATAGGGTCAATACAGGCACGCTAGTTGGCAATAGAACTGAGAGGACTCTAGAAGCATGGTCTGCATTTGTAGCAGGACGTATTAGTGCCCACACACCAGTAGCAGCTATAAGTCGACGGGCCAAAACTATAGAGGTCTACGCGAGTCAGGCCCCCACGTCCTACATACAGTTCTTCATAGCGGAGTCACGGCGCCGTGATTCTGAGATGGATAAGGGCGTATACAGCTATAGTATGGGGGTACAATCAGCACCTGTACTGGGTATCTCTATGAGCGTGTCAGCACCCCTGGCCTTTGACGCTAATAAGCCCTTTGCTGAGGCCTTCATATATAACCAGGAGAAGGATAACGTTATCAATTACATACAGAGCGCTGGTAATGTATCATTAGCAGTATCGTTAACGGCTGGGCTAGTTAGTCTGTCTGCCCTGTTACCAGAGTACGCGCGCTCTAAGATACTACGCGATCCTACGATAGGTGCGGGTGCGAAGGATCTCAGTAATAAGATGACTAACTTAGCAGCACTAGTAGATGACTGGGGCGGCCGGGCTATGAATGTACCCATAGCAGGTGCACGAACTGCGGTTGGTTCCTTCTGGCATTACTCAGGTAAGGTAGTAGACACAATGGCGGGGTTTAGTTACGGGGCACTACAGGGATTCGACAAGCTAGATAGAAGACTAGCTAAGGTCATAGCTCTGAGTAACTTTATTGTACCGCCTGTACTAGGCGTACTATTTGGACTAACAGGCACGAGTCCTCTAACAAGTTCTCTACTTGTAGGTACCTCTCTGGCCTTCGCATATTCCTTCGCTATGAAGCACGATCCATGGCGTAAGAAGGTAGCGGCTCTACAATCTCGTGTAGCGAGAGTAACAGGTATAAATGATATTAGGATAAGCCGCGGTATGCATACGGGTCTACGCAGATGGCGGGCCTATCGCATGCCATTACTTCTCGGCACTATAGCGGCCCTATTCCAGACTAAGACTGGGTGGAACGTAAGTGAGGGCATGGACGACAATGTTATGACTCGACTAGCTACAGTAGGGCTCTATGCCGGCGTAAACGCTATGGCAGTAGTAGAACTAGGAGACCTCGGGCTAGACCCAGGCGCTACTATAGAGCGGTATCGTAGAATGAGGGCCAAGGTAGGTAAGATGCACCCACTGAACCCACTAGGTATGTGGCGTAAGCTACGTCTAGCTTCTCTTGAGAGAGATATACGGTCTGACTTTAATACTGTAGAGACCTACCTATCAGACTACCGTAATAATCGACGGGGCTATCATAGCTTCGATTTACTAGATGAACATCTGAAGACAGTTCATGGCAGAGCATATCATGATGCTATGAATGAACACGGCCGGCGCTCGTCTAACTTCCAGGTACGGGACATTATAGACGAGGCAGGTAGCTATAGACTAACAGATTACGGCGAGAACCTGCGCACCCTAGTAGATAGCCGAGACTACCTCAAGTATAGAAACGCCAGAATACTAGGGCCCGGCGGTAATAGACTATTGCGTTCTGCAGCGGCACTAGGCGTCGTGAACCTAGCCGCTACTGCTCTTCTATTAGGTGTAGGTGCTGTATTATCTGGCTCAGGTAATCAGGAGGAAGCAACAGCGGGCTTCTATAACGCTATGGATGGCACGCCGCTGGAGTTCGTGTCTAATGCATTCCGCCTAGTCACACGACGAGATATAGCTGTGGCACCAGATCCCCTAGAGCCTATGGTTGTAATGGCAGATGGCGCCTATAAGCGTAAGCGCGGTGTGCGCTTAATCAACCCCATAGAGAGCAGCGTAGGGCGTATGAGTACTGCAATAGATAACCTACGCAGCAGCTTTGTGCTAAATGCCAGTAACCCATTCATGAGTGTCCTAGTATTTGGTACTAGTGTGCGAGAGGGAGAGCTAGGCTCGCGGCAGACCTTCTACATGCAGCTACAGTCTACTAACCAGGACATCAGTACGGCAGTATATTCTACAGCGCCAGCCTATATGTTCAAGATGGTCAAGGCAGGGGCCATGGGCCAGCTATACGCGCGCGACTACCGCAAGGCTAATATAACTGATGCCTCGATGAATAACCTATCAGAGGATCAGCGCAAGTTTATGGCCATCAGCGTAGTCAGTCTAACAGCGCGATTAGACCCACTGACTGATAAGAACCGCCGGCGCGTAACTAGCCCACTCAATAGAGCCAGCCTGGCCCTCTATAGAGCGGATCCGTTGATGAACATAGCGTTGAGTAGTCGCCTGCAGGTAATACGCAACTTCGCATATCAGCGGCCTGAGTCACTAGTATCTGAGATGACTAATCTAGGTAATCCTGATGGTATGAATCCCCGGGATAGTAAAAAACCCAAGTCATATCTAGACACGCTAATTGCATCGCTGAGTAAGGGAGACATGCGACTGTTAGCAGAAACTGCATTCCCTGGTCTGGCATCCAGAGTGGCTAACCCCCTCAACTTCGTACAGTACGAGAACTTCATTAAGTACTCGTCGGAACGGCGTACAGGAGGTAGACGGGTAGATATATATGCTGCAGATGGAGACTGGCTGGAGATGGGCGCGCCTAGATCAATGAGGACAGAGGAGAACAATATCCTGGGTATGATGGGGTCCTTCTTAGTTAACTTCTGGGGTAAGATACCACTAATCAACACACCCATTATGACGAGTCTAGCTGGGGGCGTTGCGGCCACTATGATTGCGGGCGCGATAGGCGCGATGATGAGTTTATTTGGCGTACTAGAAGGAGGGAGGCAGGCACGAGCCATAGATAACGTTATGACTGAGCTACGTGTTCTATGGGCCGGTGAGAGGGCAGAACATTTTATTATAACGGCACCTCAGGCTAAGAGTCCCCTAGGAGAGAACCGTATGAAGTATGAGGTGAAGCGGGGCCGCTTCACTTATACGCTACACGCCAGTCCACCTGATGGCATGGGCGGAGAGGTAGGGAAGAGAATAGGTTATTTCCTCAACAGTTTCATGAGTATGACCGCAAATGACGAGATGGATACCCTAATGGCACGCGTATACGATGCCCCTATTATAAACGAGAGCACTGTACGCAATATAACTGATAGGGACGATCTAATACGTAAATTAGTAGATAGTCTAGATGACACTATAAGCCGCGGGTCCGATAGCTTCCTGACTAAGATACTAAACCTACTAGATAGCGATATATCAATTAATAACGGGCCCGGCCCCTTCTCACAGAAGGCCTACTCACTATTAGGATTAAACGAGGAGACATTCAAGATACAGTATGGAGATGCTGACTCATTCCTAAGACGTCGTATACGCGAGGTCATCAAGGAGACGATAGAGCGCGAGGTTATACGTAAGATATCTCTTAACCCCGGCCCTGGCGATGCCTTCATGATATCATCGCGCTTCCGTGGTCTGACATCAGACGAACAGATACGCATCATAAGCGCTAGCGTACTAAATGAACTAGGCTTCCTATTCAAGGATATCAAGGAGAAGGCGCTGATAATGGCTGGGGCCACTACTGATATAGAAGTATTGCGTAGTCGCAATCAGAGAGTAGAGGACTGGGCCAATAAGCAAGGCGGCATTATAGATATAGAGCGGAAGAAGGCACCTCAATGGAAGCGCATATTCCACTGGGATAGCGGTAAGGCCCCCATAGCCGATCCTTCAGAGATAAAGGTCTACCCATTTTTTAAGGCGCGGCTCAGCGCACGGGGATCGCTTCAGGCATTAGGCGGCGGCATTATGACAGCCTGGGGTGGCATAGAGAGTCTAGATGTGGGTAGCGCATTCATAAGACTCGGCCGATCTCAACGGGATGAGTTATACACTGAGGCAGAGAAACAGCTACTTGAAGAACATGCTGGTATGACAGTGCGTAACTCCATAACTGGTATAGTAACAGGTCTAGTGGCTGCTAAAGCAATAGGAGCTATAGGCGCGGCAGTTATGGGCGCCC